TCGCGTCCATTTGATCGTTGCTCCAATCGGGGTGAAGCCGGAGTTCCAGCTCGAACGCCTTTTGCGCGACCTGAGACCAGTTTGTGTAGTCCCGAAGTCTCTCCAGACGCTGGTGAAGGTCATCCGGCAGATATATGCTCATACGAGCCATGGCGTCATTCCGTTGTGTGCACCCCAATTTTTTAGCATACGCATACAATGCCGTCAAGGAAAAAGATGCGTAGTATGCGATTCCCGCCGTGCCGACGGTTCCCCACACGTGCCGAAGCGAGCGCTTGCTTAGAAACGCTGGCGTCGGCTACCGACGCGACGACCGGACTCCAAACAACAACGCCCGCTCGGCTGTTCAAGCCCTGGCGCAAGCCGCTGGCGGCCCGCAGAGTGCTTCGCCGGCCGCCGTTTGACCCGCCCCCGCCAGGGCGCGCGCCTATAGCCCGTCTTCGACCTCGCCGCCCTCATTGTGCGCGCCAGGAAGCCCCCGCCCCCTTGGCCATCCTGGGGCCGCTGGCGAGGGCGGCGCCCGCTAGCGGAACAACGCCGCGTTCGCCTTCGCCATGCGCTCGAGATTCTCGTCGCGCGCCTCTCGCTCGATGTCCTCAATGTCCACTGCCGCCGGCGCCGGCGTCCCGTTGGCGAGGGCGCGGCGGAACAGGTCGGGCCGCTCGCTCGCCGGCATGCCGCGCTCCTTGGCGAGCGCCGCCCATTCGGCCGGCGTGATTGACGACAGGCCGAGGTGCTCGGCCAGCGCGAGGTTGTAGACGCGGCAGTCGAGGAAGTGGTTGTCCCGCTCGCTCGCGCGCAGCTTCCAAACCTTGCGCGCGCGGCCCCGATAGGTCTCTTCGGCGAGATATTCCGCGGTGAGCTGGCGAAAATAGGTCTCGTCGAGCCAGGTCCCGAAGTGGCAATAGCCGTCTGGATCGACCTCGGCGCCGGCGCGCAGGCCATCCTTTCGCAGATCGGCGTAGAACGCGCCTTTGAGCGACCACGTCCCGACCGGCCAGATTTTGCAGCCCTTCTTAACCTTGCGTCCCGCTAGGTCGATGTCGACGAGGCTCGGCGTTCCGATCGGCGGCTTGCCCCAGCCCTCGCGCCCGTCGACGGCGAAGATCACGTCTTCGCCGGTGTTTGCATGCTGGCGCTGGTTGCTGCGCACCGTCGCGTAGACGACATGGCTGCGGTAGCCCGAGTCGATCGCCAGCGCGTCGATCCGGCGCGTCCCGCCCCAGGCGTCGGGAAACTCGCGCCCGATCGTCTTGTGGAGCATCTGCGAGAAGGCGTTGCCGCTGTCCGGCGGGTCGCTCAGCGATCCCGGCGCTTCGGTCGAGCCGTCGCAATAGAACGCGTCGACGGGCCACGTCTGGCGGTCCGGCGCGATCGCCAAAACCTCAACCCAGATCCCACGCATCTGCACGTCGGCCGCGGCGACCAACAGCAGGCCCTTCGCGGGGACGTGGCCGCGCGGCGGCGCGTCTTCGCGCCGTTCCATCAGCCGGACATGATCGGGCGCGTCGCCGCGCATTTCGAAGGGCAGACCGAGCCAAAGGTTGAGGAAGGTCTTCAGCCGGGCGGGATCGTCGCCGGCGGCGATCGCGGCTTTGGCGACCTCATCCCAGGGGACGAACGGGCTCGACAGCGCGTCGAAATGATAGGAGGGGAAGGCGCCTGGCCGCGGCGCGGTGGCGATCCATCGGCCGGCGCGGACAAGGTCGATCTTCTGATGGTTTTCGACGATCGCGCCGCAGCACGGCGCGACGTAGTAGGCCTTGTAGGGGAAAGCCGGCTCGAAATGGAAGTTCGGCCCGAACTCGAAAATGAGCTCTTCGCCGCAAGAAGGGCAGCGCACGTGCCAGCGGCGTTGATCGCCTTGCAGGTAGCGGCGCTCGATCTTCGAACCGCCCTTGATCGTCGGCGTCGACACGTCGGCCTTTTTCCAGTCGCCCGACGCCAGGAAGGCGATTTGCCGCCCATCGGAGATCTCCAGCGGGTCGCCCTGCCCGTCGAGATCGTCCGGGTATTGATCGATCTCGTCGCGTAGCAAAATTTTGATCGTGTCGGACCGCAGGTCGGCGGCCGAGGTGGCGATCGCCAACGTGAGCGAGCCGCCGACGTAGCGCTTAGAGTATGTCGTCGAACCCTGCGACGAGCGCGAGGTCTGCGGCACGACCTTCTTTTTCAACGCGTCGGACGCCCGAATCGCCGGGTCGAGCTTTTCCCGGTTGAATTTCGACAACGCCGAATCGGTCGGCTGAATCAGCATCGCGCGGCAGGGCGCGCGATCGATCATGTGGCCGAGCGCGGCGATCAGCATCAGGGTGAATCCCGATTGCGCGCCTTTCATCACCGCCAGCTCATTGACCGTCGAGTCGGGGCCGAGCATGTCGAGCGGCTCGGCGACGTAGGGCGTCAACGTCATGTCATAGGCCGAGCCGGCGCGCGGCCCGTCGGGCGCGACGAGGTTCGCGCTCGCCCAGGCCGAGGGCGCGACTTGCGTCGGCCGCGTCACGACCGAAAGCGCCGCCTCGGCGACGACGACGAAGGCGTTTTGTCGGAACTGCATCACGGCGGGTCGGCCTCGGCTTGCTTCGCGCCGATGATGAGCGCCTCGAGATCGCGCTCCAGCGTGTCGCGCACGCCGTTCGCCAACGCGCGCAGGAAGGCGCGGAACCCCGCCAGGCCGCCCTTGGTCGCCTCGGCGAAGCCTTCCTCGGCGCGCGCCGGCATTTGCTCGATCGCGCGGACGAAGTTTTCGCTCAGGACGACGATCGCCTCTTGCACGTCCGCGACCCGGACCAATTCGCCGAGCCGTTCTTGCAGCTCGAGCTGCTTGAGGTCGGCGTCATAACCGGCGCGCCGGGCCTGTTGCTTCGCCAGCGTCGGGTCGCCGGGAAGCGCCGCGGCAGGCGCCGCCGCCGCGCCGCCCGCCGAGCCGTTGAGTTCGCGAACGGCGTCGGTGGCCTGGCCGGCGGCGCGATCGAATTCGGCGACGCAAATCAATTTCACGCCGCCTTTGCCGGCGCGCGGCGTCAACAGCCCTTGCTCTTCGTACCGCTTCGCGCGGCGCGAGATCGCGGCCTTGTCGACGCCGCGCAGGCGGGCAAGCTCCGTGACGGACAGCCAGTATCCCTCAGCGTCATCCATTCGCCGCTAGGCCCTCGAATTCAGACGCCTCGAATTTGAGGCGGGTCGGCCGCCGCCGAGCGCGCAAAGGAGCAAAAACGCTCGACGACGGCCACGGCGGCCGCGATGGAGACCGCCGATCTCGTCATGCGCCCGGCCGCGCGCTTCGCGGCGGCGCGCCCTTGCTGTTGGCCACCGCCGAGCGCGGCGCGAGAACACGCGCACGGCGGCGGCCGCGGCGAGCGGATGGTCATACGCTCGCCGATCTCGTCATGCGCCCGGCCGGGCGCCTCGCGGCCCCGGCGCCGTGCATTGTCGGCCGCCGCCGAGCGCGCAAAGGAGTAAATACGCCCGGCGACGGCCGCGGCGGCGGACGAGACCGCCGATCTCTCAACTGTCCCCCCCCCCTCACTGCAAGCGCGCGCCGCCGGGGTCGACCGCCGGCCGCGCGCCGCCGTTGATCGCGACGGTTCGCAACGCCTCGATCGCCTGCGCCGCCGTGACCTTCGTGGCGCCGCATAGCGCCAGCGCGTAGAGCGGCAATTGCTCCGCCAGCGGGTCGGCGAGGATGGCGAGGATGCGCCCGTCGTCGACATCGGCCGACCGGATCGCTTCAATGGCGGCCGACAGGTCGTTAAGGCTGCGCGCCGTCTCGATGAGCATGGCCAGATTGTCCTCGCAGGCCGTCGGCGCGAGCGCGTCGACGCGCCGCTCGGCGGCCTCGATGTCGCTGATGATGCCCGCGAGGATGCGCCGCACGCCGGGCAGGCCGCCGCGGGCGATCGCCGGCGCGCGCTCTTCGGCGCGGTCGGAAGTCGAAAGGATCGCCATCGCGAAGGCCTTGGCGTAGCGCCGCGCCAAGTCGTCGACCACGCCCGCGAGATCGTCGAGATTCCTAGCCATGGATCATTTTCGCGAGGTTCTTTTCGATCATCGGCGGCACGAGGGCGGCCGCGTCGCGCATGAAGGTCGCGGCGACTTGGTCCTTTTGCGCTTCCTTCGCCAGGTTCGGGCCGTCGAAGCCGCGGATCGGCAGGCGCGGGCCGCCGAGGCGCATGCGCAGGCCTTCTTTGTAGGCTTGCTGAAACGACCGCGGGAAAGTGTGAGCGACGCCCCACATCCATACGGTGACGCCGCCGCCTGGCCCGCGCTTGACGCGCGTCCGGAATTCGTCGGGCTTGGTCGGCGGCTTGCCGGTAAAGATGATCTGGTAGCGCATCCCTTGCCCCACGCCGGATCCCTTGACCGAGACGCTGAGGTCGCCCTGCGCGGCGAAGGCGCGCGCCGTGCGCATGCGCGACGTGACCGATTTCAGCCGCACGAGCCCGGTCTGTTCGCGCATCGCGCGTTGGACTTGCGTGCGCACCAGGTCGCCGCCCTCGTTGAGGCCGCGCGCGATCGCCAGCGGAAATGTCTTTTGCATCCGCGCGAAGTCGGTTTGCAACTTGCGCAGGTTCGACGCATCGATCCTAAGGTTGACGCAAACCATTGCTTCCTCTCTTGCCCCAGCTCGCCGCCGCCCTCGGCGCGGCGAGGCCGGCGATCCGAGCGTCGCGCGTTACATGTGCCCGATTCCGCCGGCGCGATGCGGCGCGGCGTCCGAATCCATTCGTCCAATATGCGCGTCGACACTACCGGCCGAGGCCGCCTGCGCGGCGGCGACCGCGTGCAGCAATTCGCTCGACGCGTCGACGTGCACATTGATCGTGATCTCGGCTTTCGAGTTGGGGTCGAGTTCGACCTTGCCGCGCTCGCCGAGGCCCATCAGCGCGGCGCCACGAGCCGCCTCGGGATCGGCGATCCGGGTGTCCTGCCAGCGGTAGGATTCTTCGATGCCATGGCGGCTCAGCCGCGCGATGTCTTCCTCCGCCGAGCCGGCGCCGAACGCGCCGGGAAAGCGCGCCATCAGGTCCGACCGTCCAGGGACCGAGGCCAGGCGCGCAGCGCGACGCGCCTCGTCAGCGCGACGCGCCAAGTCGGCCATCTCGGCCTGCGCCTCGGGCGACTTCCCCCCGATTATCTGGTCCGTGATCGCCGCTTCGACGCCGGCGATCGCTGTGCCCGAGAATAGGTTGGCGACTTTCCCCTTGAGGGCATTCCACATGCCCGCGCCGGCGACGCCTGGATCTGTCCGCGCGGCGATTTCGGCCGCGTCCAGGCCGTGCGCCCGCGACAGCTTGGCGTAAGCGTCCGCGACCGCCGTCGGATTGGCGGCGATCTGCTCGATGAGCGCCTGCGCCTGCCGGTTGGCGAACAGCGCGATGAGCTTGGCCTCCACGTCGCCGGGCGCCGTGATCCCATGCGCGGCGAGGTGCGGACCGAGCAATTGATTGTACCAAAGGTCGGGATCGCTCTGCGCGAGCTGCCAACCCTCGACGTGCGCGCCAGGTTTTGCGCTTTTCGGCGCGCCGGCCTTGTCGAAAATCATATCCTCGGGCGCTATGAGGCCGAGCCCGTAGAACTCGCGCGCGGCCTCGGGAGTCATCTCGCCGGCGAGCACTCTGTTGAGGCCGGCCACCGCGGCGCCGAACGGCTTGCCGCCCATTTCGCTGCCGAAGGCGGCGATTCCCGCCGTCGCGAACCGCTCGGAAGTGACCGGCGCGGCCGCGCGCATCGCTCGCATCGCGGCGAGATAAGCGTCGCTCTTGAGCAGGTCGCCGTAAGCGTTCAAGCCCTTGGCGATCTCTTCGAGGTAGGGTCCGACTTTGGAGGGATCGCCCGCCACGCCGGCGAGCTTCAGCGTCTTGACGATGTTGTCGACCTGCTCGTTCAACTCGTCCGACGACGCCTTCGGATTCGCCACTTGCATCACGACGCGCAATCTCGCCAGCGATTCGGCGAGCGCCTTCACCCCTTCTTCGGTGTCGGTCGCGGTGCGCGCCGCCGCGAGTATATGCGAGGCGTCCGATTCTTGGATGCTCGGATGCCGCGCGGCGATTTCGGCGGCGGCCGCCTGGTTTCTTTCGATTTCGTAGGGGTTTTCGCCCGCGAGAGCGCCGCGCGTCGCCTCGTGCGCGCGCTCAAAAGCCTGGTTGAGACCCTCCATCCCCTCTTTGGCGGCCACCGCGGCGGCAGCGAACGCGACAGCCGGCCCGACGAAGCCCATTGAGGCGGCGGTCATCAGCCCGACCTGCTCGGCGGCCTGAGCGGCGCCCGCGGCCTCTTGCTCCAGCGCCGCGGCGTGCTCCTTCAGCGCCGCGCCGGGCGGCGCAAACGAGCCGAAGCCGCCGGCGGCGGCGCGCGCCTGCATCACGCTTGGCGAAATGGCGTCGACGCGGGCGATCTGCGCCTGCAGCGCGTCGACCCGCGACGCAATCGAGGCGAAGGCGGCGGCGGTGGCGTCGACCGCGCCGATGGTGAGCGTCGACTCGAGGCCGGCCATTTCACTTTCTCCTTTCGCTCCATGCGACCGCGCGCTCGAACGCTTCGGCGATCTCGGAAATCGTCATGGCCTGTGCGGCGTCAAAGGCGAGCACCTTCAGGTCGAAGACGAGGAAGTCGATTTTCGCGCGGCAATCCTGGCTGCCGCCTCGGTAAAAAAACCCAGCACCTGCGCCTTCACCTCCATGGCGTCGTCGAGGGCCAGCGCGGGCATCAAAGCGGGTCGAACCTCTTCGGAGACCACGAGGCACGCGTCAATGTACTTCGCGATCGCGGCCGGATCCTCGACCCAGTAGCCGCCGGTCGGCGAAAAAACGAGGGTCCGCGGCTCGCCGAGGCGAGCGTATTCGCCGCCCTTGGGTTCGCGCAGGCGCACTTCGCGGATAGGCTTGCCGAACAGCGTGATCGGCGTGGCGAGTTTCACGACCTTTTCCATGACGGCTCCTAAGACGTAGCGGCCCGCGCGGGCGACGGGTTAAGCGGTTCGGACGGTTTGACAGGGGCGCGGGCCGCGGCGGTGATCGCCGCCATCGCCTCGTGCACGGCGGCGAATTCGCCGAGCGCGCGGCCTCGGGCGTCGCGCGCCTTGAAGACGCGCCCGCGTTCGACCAGCGTTCCGCAAAAGCGGCGGCCATCGTACACGGCGCTTTCTGTCGGCCGCGGCGCCACGGGGCGCCGGCGCGCGCGCGAGGCGCTTCGCTTCTTGCGCGCGGCGCTCATGGCAGGCCCGCGGTTCGAGCGATAACGGGAAACCCGCATTGCGCGGCCTCGTAGAAGGCGTCGGCCAGCGCGTCGCCGTCCGAGGCGTCGAAAAAATCGATGAGGACATGGCCGCCTTTGCCGTCGACGTGCTCGACGACATACCGCGGCGCGAATTCAGCCTCGCCGTCCTCTCTGCAAAGCACGCGGCGCACGACGACATGCGGGGGAAACGTCACGACGCTCATCGGTCGTCCTCCGGCGGCGCGGGCGGCGCCAACGCCGCCAGCCTTGCCGCGTCCGGCGAGGCCGCGATCGCCGCCGCATCGCGCCGCAAGGCGGCGGCCGTCTTGGCGTCGGGCGCATCGTCCGTTGTAATCGGCGCGGGCGCGCCGTAACGCTCGACAGCCTCGACGGCCTTGGCGACGCGCGCGATCGTGGCCATGACCGAGGCCCCCGGCATCGCCGCCGAGGCCTTCGACACCGCCGCCGCGGCCGATGCGCTGATGACGTGACCCGTGTTGTCGATCGCCACATCAAGCGCCGCGTCGCCCGCGTCGGGCGCCAGGCGCAGCGCAATCAGCGCGCTTTTCCGGCGAGACGCTCGGAGAAGAAAAGCGTCCGGCCGCATGCCGAGCGGCGCCTTGACATAGACGGGAACGCGCATCGGCGTTTCCTTTCGCTGGTCGCAACGCATCACGTCGCCTCGCTCGATTCGGGAAGCCGTGCGCCCGCCGGAAGCGTCGCGTTGAGATCGGCGATGACGGCGGCCCACGTCGCGTCGACCTCGGCCTGGCGGGATTCGGCGTCGCCGGCCTCGCGAGCCTCTTGTCGCGGCGACGGAGCCTCACACGCGACGAGGCTCTTGCGAGTCCACACGTCATCGCGAACGGCTCGCGCCGGGCTTGCCGCCTCTGGCGCTGCAAAGCTCTGGCGCGAGACGACATCGTCATCGGCGGCGCCCGACATTCGCGCCGGCGCCGCGAGCGCCGCAATTTCGAGCGAAACCTGTCTGTCGAACGCCGCCAGCGCCGCACGGCGCGCGTGTTCGTCGGGGTGAGTTGGCGTCGTCGTCTCGACCATTTCGCGGCCTCCTAAGCCATCGTTTCGAGATGGCCCGGGGACCAGTGCGGATACCAGATCGGATCGCGCGGCGTGAAGGGCGCCGGCAGTCCGACCATGCCCGCGAGCATGAGGCAGCGGTCCGCATGCGGGAACTTCGTCGAGCCTCTCCAACTATCAAGTCTAAACGCGTCCATGTCCCTGCGGACTTCCCATCCGATGCGCATGAGGCGAACGATATCTTTCGCCAGCGACTCGTAACGGGCGACGAGACGCGCCTCGACCTCTTTGACCTGCCGGGCGGCCTCATCGAATTTCGCCTCGTCGTCGAGCGGCGCGTTGAGTTTCATGCCGTCGAGCGACACGACGCGGCACGGCTCGATCTGGTCGAGCTTCTCAACCCCCGAGGCCGGATACCAGGCGTACGTCATGCCGCCGTTCGCATCGAAAACGGGGACGCGTAGATGCTCGAGAAATTGCTCGCGCAACATGATAGACGGCTCGCGCAAGGCGAGCGCGCCGCGACGTTTGTTCGCTTTCGCGACCATGACCGCAAGCCGGCGATAGCTCGCCACCACCGCGACGATCGCCTGCGCCGCCGCAGGGTATTCGCGGAAGATGCGATCGATAACCTCGTCGCGCCGCTGTCGAAGGCTCTCCCATTCGAGGCTTTTGCACGCGCGAGAATGATCCGCCTCAGCGCTGGCCAACGCCTCGGCGGCGCGTAGCGCAGCCGAGTTCGCGGAATTGGCCTCTCTTGCGGCGGCCCAGCCCTGTTCGAGGAGGCGCGCGAAGTCTTCCGCATCCGTCCCCGACCATTTCCGCTTGGCGTCCTCGATCGCCGTGAGCTTGGCCTGCGCCGCGCGCTGCGCCGCTTCGGCGGCGTCGGCGGTGCGCCGAGCGCAATCGATCTTCGCCTTGGCTTCATCGACCTCGGCGCGCGCGGTCCGCGGGGCTTCGCGCTCCTCACGTGCGAGAGCGACGGCCGGCTCGGCGGCGACGCGTTTGCATTTCGCCTCGGCGGCCGCCAGCGCGGCCTGCGCGTCGGCGAGCCGGGCCTCGGCGTCGACGCGCTCGGCGTCCATTTGCGCCGATTTCGCGAGGGCGGCGGCCGACTCGGCGACGACGCGTTTGTGTTCCGCGTCGGCGTCCGCCAGCGCGGACTGCGCGGCGGCGAGCTGGGCCTCGGCGATCTCGATTTTGATCTCGGCGATTTCCTTGTCCGACCTGAATTTGCGGATGGCGGCTTCGTCGTGCGGCAACTTGCTGCGCCGCGATTGCAACTCGGCGAGCGCCGCCTTGTCGTTTTCGAGCGTCTTGGCGGCGGCCTCAACCGCGCCGCGCGCGGCCTTGGCTTTGATGAACGCCGCCGCCGCGGCCAGCGCGTGTTGCGATGGCTTGTCTTTGGCGGAAGGCGTGGCGACGTTGCCCATATCGACTCCGATTGATGCTCGATTCGGCTGACGCGCGCCGAATCAGCGGGCGCGGCGACACCTAATTCGAACACGAAATTGCGAGTCGCGCTTTGGACGGTTTCCGCGAAGGCGGCCCGCGATTGCCGTCCAAAATGAGGGGGGACATGAGGGACAGGTGCCCGGCCTCGGCGGGACACCGCCGCACGGTCACGCCGGCTAGGCGCGTAACAGACTTTCGATGTACGGGCCAAGCTCGGGGTCTGCGGACAAGCGGTCGAGGCCCTGCAGACCGATTTCCCGCTGTTGCGGGTCGCTTGATCGAAACAGCCGCAAGTATTCGCGAGCCGCGATTTTGCCGGGCGGGTTGTCACGGGCGAAGGCGCGCTCCCGCCGCGACCGCGCTTCCTCTGGCGTCTGATAGGTCGTGCCGGGCGGGTCGTATCGTTCGTCGCCCTCAGCGCGCTTCTGATACTTCGCGAAGCTGTTCCGCAGTTCGCCCTTTAGCTCGCGCTTCTTCACCCGCTCCCACGCGTCGCGCGCTGGCCCCGCCCATGAACAAACGTGCTCGGTCGGGGCAATGCCCGCGTAGCAAGCCTCCACGAACTCGACGAATCCTAGGTGTTCCCAATTCTCGCGCCCAAGCTTGCCTTGGCCTGTTCGCGTTTTGCGATCTCCGCCTGTCCAGGCATGCCAGAGGTAACCATGCATCTCTGCAAAATCGATCGCCCAGTGCGTGCCTCGCCTATCGGGCTTGATGAGAGCCCTCTTCGTCTCCGCAAGTTCCTCAAGATCGCGCAGCGCCTCAAGTACAGGCTTGATTCGGTCTATCGCCCTGATCGCCTTCTCGCGCGCTCGATCGCATTGCTCGTCGTCGACGTTGGCGGTGCCGCGAACAACATCGGGGACGAAAAGACCCGACCTTAGCGGTGCGTCGCCTGTATCGCCGATGAACGCCTCCAGCTGATCGCGCAACGCGCGCGCTTGCCTTAGTTTGAACTCGAGACAACGGTCGTCGGTCTTGATCCGTTGCTCGACACCGGAACGCACGGCGTCATCGGCGCGGATGACCGCCAACATGGTCCATTTGCGAGCCTCAAAACAGAGGTCGCCGATGCCTCGTTCGCGCGCCGAGGATAACAGTTTTGCGCCCGGAAGGTCGCCGGCGCGCAGCTCCTCGATAAAGCGGTCGACAGCCAAATTCGGATCAGGCTTCTTGTCGAAATCCCACGTCCGCTTAGGATTTGCAATATTATCAATGGATTGTCCAGGGAACAGCTTCAAGAAAGAATCGGTGACCGACGCCGGCACGACGCTCCCCGCCGGCGTCGGCCGCACGCGGGCAGCTTCAAGCTGCTTGGGGGACATTTCCTTGATCTGGGCCTTGATCTCACTGTCCGCGAACTCGGGACCTCCCTCTTTCGCGCAGTTGCGCCACTCGCCGCGCAGCTTCCAAGGAACAGAATCCGGGACAGCGAACTTACGCTTCTGCGGCGAGCTCGCGCCGCGTTGACGGTGCGCCTTCCCGCTAGAGCCGCGGTCCGCCTTTTCCTTCATCGCCGAGCACCTATTTGCCCTTCCGCAGCCGCACGCCCGGCCCCTCGCCGTTCTCCTCGACAAGGACCACGCCGGCCGCTTCAAAGGACGCGACAAGAGATAGCAGCGTCGCTTCCCGCGGCGCCCGCGCGCCGCGTTCGAAGTCGACGATGGTGCGCAGCGCGACCCCCGACTTCGCGGCGAGCTGGTTGCGCGACCAGTCGAGAATTGCGCGCGAAGCGCGGCACTGCGCCGCTGAAATCGACCTTGGGGCCATAGTTGCACTTTTTATGTTGACTTATCGCAGATAGTCGCACATTC